TTCTTATAAAGACTTAACTAAGTTTTTGACAGATGAGGAATTACCAGAACATGAATTTGCCATGCTATGGCGATCGAAAGTTGGTAACATTACGAGAGCAGTAGGCCTTGCTACACCATGTGATACAAGCAATGGTGTTGCAGACTTTAGAGGATACAAGTATAGCAACCTTACTATGGAGACATTCAAGGGTCTTTGTGGTGCTGTGTGTGTTGCTCAACGCAAGGCTATTATAACTTCTGTCCATCTTGGTGGTAGAACAGGTACTCCGCGAGGATGTTCTGGTATGATTAAAAGGACACATTTGCTTGATGCATGTGATCATTTGCGTTCTCTGGAAGGTGTCATTATCTCTGGTTCCGCAGAAAAATTCGAAGCTCAAGTTCTTGGCGTTAATGTTTTGACAAATCAACCATTGCATCCTAAAAGTCCATTGAATTATTTACCCAAAGATTCACAAGTTGAGTACTATGGCAGTTGCCCAGGCATGACGACTTTCCGATCCGATGTAAAGCCTACTTTAATTAGTGAGGCCGTTACTGAAGTCACTGGTAGTCCTAATATCTATGGTCCACCTGTTCAACAACCGGAGTATTTTGGTTGGCAAACGTGCTTAGCGAATTTGGCCAATCCTGCCTTACCATATGAACCAGATATTCTTGAGATGGCTGTTCGTGATTACAAAAGTGATATGATTCCTTTGTTTCAGAGTCACTTGTGGTGTGATGCACGACCATTGACAGATCATGAGAATCTATGTGGTATTCCAGGAAAGAAATTCATGGATGCGATCAAACTTAATACATCAATTGGTTATCCTCTAAGTGGTGCTAAAAGGAACTTTATTACCGAATTGCCCCCAACAGAAGAAAAGCCTAATAATCGTGTGCTTGATGAAGTGATTATGGATGAGATTGAACGTTGTGAACAGTGCTATGTTCGAGGTGAACGTGCGTACACCATCGCAAAAGCCTGTAAGAAGGATGAGATTTTATCGAAACCTAAATGCAGGATTTTCTATGGTAATGCAATTGCCTTGACTTGGTTAATTCGCAAATATTTTCTTCCTATTGCGTGTTATGCAAATGAATCCACTAAAGTCCGAGTGTGCTGTTGGTGTTAACAGTCATGGACCTGAATGGGATGTGTTGCATAAGCACATATATAAGTTTGGTAAAGATAGATTGATTGGTGGAGATTATGGAAAGTACGACCAGAAATTGCCTTCGCAATTGATTTTTGCGGCTTTGCGTATAATGATTGACTTTGCGAGAGAGTGTGATTACACTGAAAGAGACTTACACATCATGGAAACTATGGCAGGTGACATTGTCTTTGCTGTTATAGCGTACAACGGTGATCTAATTGGTTTGACTGAGGGAACCCACATTAGTGGTAATTCTCTCACTGTCATTATCAATGGTATTTGTGGAAGTCTTAATCTGAGATGTTTCTTTTATTCTCAGTATCCTGCTAAGACATTTGAAAGTCGTATGCCATTTCGAGAGTTTGTATCATTAGTTACCTATGGTGATGACAATATCGGTTCAGTAAGTAAGAAGATCGATAAATTCACCATCAAAGGTGCTTCTGAGTTTCTAGCAAAGTATGGACAAGTGTATACTATGCCAGATAAGGAAAGTGAACTTTTGGACTTTTTACCTGATGAGGAATTTGAGTTCTTGAAAAGGAAAAGTGTCTATCACCCTGATTTGGGTGTGCATGTTGGTGCTTTGGTAGATAAGTCGTGTCTTAAGATGTTGCATTGCTATCTGCGTGGTAAGAATGCCCCTTTGACAGAGGAACACGCATGTGGTCAGAACATTGACACAGCTCTTCGAGAGTGGTTCAATCATGGAGAGGATGTTTATGAGGAAAGGCGAGTGCAAATGAATAAGATTGCCCGTATGACGGGAATCACACATTTGTGCAAGGAATTGGATGTTTCATACTCACAGCGAGTGGAACAATGGAAAGACAGGCATGTACGAGGGGTATATGAGATGTTTAACGAACCAGACGATTTCGTTTGCTAAACATTTGGCACAAAATAAATATAAAATAAAATAAAAATAACAACGCGTGATCTGAAAGGGTCACACCCTGGACCATCATTAATCCGTATAAAATAATGAGATCAGTTAGGATTCTGATTCTGGAAGAAAGCAAAAATCTACGCATTGTATTGGA